ATTATCTGGCCAACAATGCCCCAGAACTTGATGATTACGCTGGGCGGCTTTCTGATCGGTTTAGCGATTGGACTTTCTGCTGGGCGACTCACATCAACAAAGTGGAAATACGCCATCGCTTTAGAAGCGGTATTCATGCTGGCTGGAACAGTGCTCTTCACTCTGGGATTTCGGTAGTCACTGGCCACACCCACCAGCTTCAGATCACGGCAGTCAGAAACCGCAATGGCTCTCATTGGGGTGTCGAGTGCGGGATGCTCGGAGACCCAATGCACAAGGCGTTTGAGTATGCCGAAGGCACAGCAAGCAGGGCACAACCGGGCTTCGTCCTGATTACCTTCCGAGATGGTATTATGATGCCACCAGAACTCTGTGAGTTGGTCGATGGCCGTCCGGTATTCCGTGGCGACTATCTGATTTAATAATACTCTGACGACTCGATCTCGTCATAGATCGCTTGGTCTATGCGCTCTAGTTGCTTCTCTTCTAGAGTCTGGATCATGGCATCAATCAGCGCCGGATAGGGAGCCACCTCATTGCCGTCTGTATTGTAAAGCACGACCTTATAGATCGTAGATATTTTACTATCATCGACTTGCCAGAAACCGTCTTGGGTCTCGGCTTTATACTCTACCTCGACGCTACCCTCACCGAAGTAGAACTCTGTTCCATGCGTGAACTCAATATCGAAGTCGTATGTGATTGAACCGGATGCCTGCTTCTCAAGGTTATACATTGTTCATGCCTTTGCGATTGTGGTTTTACATATTACCTTATAGCCGTGCCTGATCACCGCATCTGTTAGCGCCTTGCGTGTAATACCAAGTTCATGCGCGGCTGATGTAAGTGATAGTCCTTTAACATTGACAAGACGTAAAGCCATGTCAAGTCTTTTCTGCGTCCAAGGTTCAGCCATGATGATGCCAGACCTCTAAGTCTTCTGCCGCATCAAGATGATCAAACACGAACCCACAACTGCATGACCACTTAGCCAGCTTAATCGACAGCAAGAATATGTAGTATTTCATTTCTGCCTCATCAGTCTCTTTGTGAATGACAGCAGCAACTCATGATGAGCGCCGCCATGCCAGTATTTCTGCATATACTTTTTATTGAACCATTTTTGCTGGGCCTCTGGATGACAGCCGATAAGCCCAACCCTTCCTTGTATGATTGCCATCGGATCACCGTTCGCGTAGCGCGCAATGATCTGACAGCGTCCTTCTCCGGTGAATGTGCATCCATCATAGAAGAACATCTTCGTTTTCTTACCGAGCCATTCGACATCGGCAATCGTGCTGAATGATCTCTTTACGTCTGCTCCTTCACGCTTGATGTATTGAACGGGACTAAGGCCGTTGAGCAAGTCAAAGTAATCTGGTCCAGCCCAGTAAGCGCCCATACAGATTCCGAGATATTTCCCCCCACGCGAGATGAAATCTTCAATTTCGTTTCCGTCCCTACGTCTAAAGAAATCGTAATATCTTGCCGCATCCCCGATTCCACCGGGAAATGCCACGATGTCTGCGTCTGTAATTGCTTGTGCATATTCTGTCTCGTCGAATGTAACTATAGAGAAATCACCAGACAAAGCCTCGACCATGCCATCGACACAGTCTTGGCTTGCCTCTGGATCATGCCTGAAGATTGCGATCCTACTCTTCATTGTCTCGCATAATCTTGAGTTCGTTAGACAACTTGGTGATTACACCATTGAGCTTGATGACCTTATCTTTCAGCCAATCATTCTCGGCACGGATGACAGCCATCTCCACCGCATGAGCAAGCACATTGTCACGCTCCTTCTTGACCTGAGCCAGCTCCTTGCGGAGTTCTATGATATGGTCAATGGTTTCCATGTCAGCGTATCTAGCCATCGCCATGTCTCGTTTCGTCTCAAAGCCTACCATTTTGCCACATCCATATTATGAAGGCTAAAAAGCCAGTGAACATATAGATTGCGAAGACAACGCCAGTGGTGTGATCGTCAACTGGCATCGGCTATATTCTGTTTTGTTTCAGCAAGGTTTAGCTTGCGAACATTGTCAGGTTCTTCATCTGCGAACTGAGCAGCAAAGGTTGTGTAATTAACCAGATCAACCCAGCTATCTGGTTTGGATTTATTATGGCCGATCCTAGACATTTTTACTGCCATCATAACGATAGCAACATCGTAAGAACTAATCGCCTTCCCAGAGATTGCCGATGCAATCGTTGAGGCTCGGACGAATGACGCGCTCATGTCGCCATATTCATTGCCGCGCTGATTAACAATCGACTGCGCTGATTTTAATACATCACTATGGTGCATCGGTTCTCTTCCTTGGTTCACGCTGAATAATTGTGCCATCTAATTTTCTCTTTAGTTTGCTTTGTCTTCCAAAGGGTAGCGGAGTTCTGGAGACTCGACCACCCAAGTGAAAAGCGCGTTGTCTTTTGGCTTTAGAAAGCCTGCCAATATCTTCTTTTGTTTTCCCGCGATGGCAGGAGATGTGAGCCGGAGCGAGGTTATCACCACCGTCTTCTCCGCCGAGCGAGAGCGGTATGATGTGTTCGATTTCCCAGCGTTCGTCGCCCAAGATTTTATCTTTGCATATATGACACTGGCCGTTGTGTTTGATGAATAATTCTGCACGATATTTCCTCGACTTTGTTTTTCTTACAGGCGCATCTCGGCTCTCGTCGTCGCCTCTGATGATTGTCTTTCTGCGAACCTCATCCGTATCCATTCCATCTTCACCTTTAGGAGATTAGCTTCCTTCCGCGCCATGACCATCTTCTCGATATATTCATGCCACTCTGGATGCGCTTTGACTTCCATCTCTCTTTGGTTCACTGGCCTGTCAGCACCTAACTTAAGAACACGTTGAGCAAACCAGTGGCTCTTTGTTTCTTCCATCAAGGCGGCAACGGAGTCTTGATGAACCCACTCCTTCGCCGCCAGTCTGTATTCCTCAGAGAGATTGCTCATTGAGTAAATTCCAACTCATCCCAAGCGACTGAATAAATCTCATTTAGAGAGTCACGCCATGCTTGTGGCCAAGTCTCAGCCTCTTTTCTCAACTCAGATTTAACTTCCAGTAACTGCTTGCGGTTCTTCGCACCCCGGATCATAGCCTCAACTTCTGGCCACCGATTAGGGTTTTCCTTTTTCAAGGAATAGGACGACTTCGGCTTTTCATCGCCACCCTTAAACTCAACCGATTGATCCAGATCAGGATCGTCTCCAGTCTCAAGGCCGAGTGTCTTAAGCAGAGCATACTTGACCGCATAAGACATTGACTTGCCCGGACCTTTATCCTGATCGTCGATGCCATATCCGAATGTCTGCACATCAATGTAGTCATTTGGCTCGTCGATGTTCACGAACCTGATCGTCATGTGCGCCTCTGTCCGGTTCCCAGTTTGGGAAGCAGACGTATGCACCGGATAGTAAACGATGCCAGCCTCAAGCAATGCTGGTCGAACCTTGGCAGTCACAGCGTCATGACTGACGATGCTATAGCGCATACCAGCCTTCTTCTCTTTCTGGATATAGGTAACGGCTTCCATAGCCTTAGCTAATCTTTGGTGAATATTCATTGTAGTTCATCCTCTTCTGTTTGTTCATCTTCATCTTCATCAAGTTCGTCGCTGAATACTTCGTCGATTGCGACTTGAACGTCCTCGGCAGCAAGGATTAAATCTTCGATAGCTACCCGTAGGTCTTCATCTGTAGGCGGCTCCTCGGCTGACAGCATTACAAAGAATGTGTCTAGTTCAGCCAGCAACTCATTACTCAGGTGGGCTAGTTCATTGAGTGTCATGATTTTCCCCTTGACACATTGTGCATACGCTCTTACGAATCAGAACGTAGCCGAACGCTACATGGACACAATGGAGTTGTCAAATGTCTTTTATGGACGCTTTGAATAATGTGATGGCTATCCAAGAACGCTATCTGTATCGGGAAAAGAGCCGCGATACTTCTATTGAGGCAGCAAGATCAGTAATTCCACACATGTCAGAAACGCATGAGAAGGTGTTGAGCTATGCGTTTGATTGTGGGTATGGCGGGTTCACCGATGTCGAGATGGCTAATCACTTTAATTGCCTGACCAGCCATTACCGCAGCCGGAGAGCCCAGCTTACTGAGGCTGGATATATTGTAGCTACAGAAACCCGTCGCCGCCACCCAGAGCGCGGCAACAACAGGGACCACATCGTCTGGAAGCACAAGGACTTCTTAAATGACTAAGCAACTAAGGATTGAAATCGAAAGACTTTGGAAGCGCGGTGAGGAATTAAAGGATCATTTAATCAAAGTGCAAAAAGAAAATGCACGGTTGCGAGAAGCGTTGAAAAGCATAAGTAAAATTCCCAACAGTGAATCGGCTTACGGTATCATTCAAACATTTGTAGATGACGCGCTGAAGGAGAAAGAGTGATGACCGTCCGTGAATTGCTTAAGGCTATCGGTAGCCAACACGCCATAGCCAAGCGACTTGGTGTCACCGAGTCATTGCCAGCGCACTGGATCAAGAGAGGAACTATACCGCTCAGATACTGGCAGGGTCTTCTAAAGATGGCTGACGAGAAGGGTGTCGAGATAAACTTGCAGACGATCTACCAAGTTTGTGTTGACGGCATCCGAGAAGGTGATAGCATCTAGCCGCCTCTTGTTAGGCTAGTTCCTCCCCGACTTGGGCCGGAGTTCGCGACAGCTTCGGCCCACTTTTCAGAGGTTATCATGGGCCCAATAATTCTTGCCGGATCGCTTGTAATACTTGGGCCACACTTCTGCTTAGATCGTGCCTTGATCGACAATAGTTTGAGGACTGAATACAAGGAGGAGCCGCAAGAACCAATAAGAGTTGATGATAAATTGGTTCTTCAGTTCTATCGTGGGCCTAAGTCGTGGACCCTCGTATTTATTGAGCCAGATGGAACGACTTGCATCGTCAATGCTGGCCAAGGTTGGGATTTGAATAAGTCTTGATTGAATTAACAGTCGAATATCCACCCTCAGCTAACCAGCTTTGGAGAGCCGTTCCCGGTCGTGGAGTTATTAAATCAAAGGTTTATCGTGACTGGTTGAAAATAAACTTGTGGATAATTAGTGGACAACTAAAGACAAAAGTAACTGGTCAGTATGTAGTGGTTTTCGAGGCATCAAGACCGGACAAAAGAAGGAGGGACATCGACAATCTAATCAAGCCTTTAATGGATTTAATCGTTCAGGCTGGAGCCGTCGAGGATGACAGCCTATGTGCAGAATTAACAGCTAAATGGGTGAACAATGGAACAGGTATCCGCATATTCATACGAGAGGCACAAGGCCCTACGGGAGAAGTTCTATC